GGACGTTCCCCGACGACATCGAAGCAGAACTCGAAAAGGAATCCCTGGAAGCGATTGAACGCGCCAGGGCTGCATACCTCGCAACTGCCGAGAACGGGGCAGGTAATGGCGAAGGTGGCGACGAATCTTCTGATGAGGGGGGCGGGAAGCCCTCAGCACCAGGTGCTCCGGAGAAGAAGAACCGGAGTAACAATCGCAAACGTCCCAACGAAAGTGCCGGGACCGAAGCGAAATAAATAGGCGGGATGCCTAGGAAGCAGGAAACCATGAAGGACCAGGTAACTCTCGAAGTGCTAGAGGTGCTGCTTCCTGCAGTCATCTTCGGCGCAGAGGGCGAAGGAGAGAACGGCGAGGGCGATAACCCCTCGGGCGATGCTGAAGGCGATGCCGGAGACGCGGGAAGCGACGAAGGAACCAACAAGCCGACCCAGCATGACGACGCTGACGATCCGAAGGTCATCGGGCTGAAGAACGCCCTGGCTGAGGAACGCAAGCGGGCCGACGCGGCTGAGAAGAAAGCGAAGGCAGCACAGAAGGTGCTGGATGACGCGGCCCTCAAGGACAAGTCGGAAATCGAGCAGGCCCAGATCAGGGAACAGAAGGCGACAGAGCGCTCAGAGAAGCTCGCTGCCGGTTTCGTTCGAACGACCCTGGATGCCGCGATCGAACGCGCAGCCCGAGACCAGAAGTTCATCGACCCGACGGATGCAATTGAGGGTGTGGACAGGAAGTCCATCGAATACTCTCAGGATGACGACGAACCCGACAAGGTTCAGGTCGACATGAAGTCCGTCGAGAAGGCTGTCAAGGCTCTCGCAACGAAGAAGTCCCACTTTATTCGCACCGGCACAGACGACGGGGACGCCACTGGCGGCCAGTTCGGCCGAGGTGGCCAGAAGAAGAAGACTTCCGACGACACTCTCAAGGACAAGTACTCGGCTCTTCGCAACCCGCAGTAATCCACACCCAACCAAGAAAGGCCAATCATGGCAAAGTACGACAAGTACGACCCGATTTCGGGTGGCTTTCGTGCACTGCTCGGCGCCGATCTCGTTCTGACGAATGGTGAGGTGGGACCGGTCGCGGTTTCCCTCAACGCGTCGGGCGGGGTAGTCGTCGGGACCGCAGGCCAGTCGGGCATTGTGGGCGTTCTCGTGAAGAACGTCGCACGTGGTCCGGTCGGCCCGTGGGGCACAAGCCTCATCGGAACCGCAAACCCGGACGCCCCCATCGGCGCCCGAACGGGTGATGCTGTTGACGTGATGACCTCGGGAGAGATCGTCGACCTCGACACCACTGCCTTCCCGGCAGGATCGAAGATCTATGCCACCGCAGCTACCGGCGTCCTCTCGACGACCGGCGGCACGGGCAAGCACCTCGTGGGCTACACGGTCAAGGCCGGTCGCCTCATCGTGCGAGTTTCCGCCAACCAGGTCGCTCAGCCGTAGAAAGGATCAGAACATGACAAATGCAGTTCTTGCCACCGATCTGATCGAGTGGCTGCTTCACGAGGGGCCCGAGTCCCTCGCCGCATACGGCGCGGAGCAGGGGTTCAACGAACGCTCCGACGTCGTCTACGCCGCGGATGGGACGGACCTCAACGACTTCTGGAACGAAGTCCAAGAGACCATCCGTATCCGCAACGAGGCGAAGTTCGACCTGGCCGACCGCCTGGTCAGCCGAGTGAGCGACATCACGACCGAGGTCCAGGTACCTTCGGAAGTCGAGTTCGAGGAAGCATCTGAGTACGGCCAGCCGGTCGGTATCTCGGGCACCGCGACTCGCTTCTTCCGCGGGTACGACTTCAAGTTCCACGATCTGGGTGTTCGCTACACCTGGATGTCACTTGCGGAGATGGACCGCCAGCAGCTCGAGATGCTCAACAACCTCGCGCTCGAGGCCGACAAGAAGCTGCTCTTCCGCAAGGTGATGCAGCGACTGTTCAACCCCCTGAACTCCAACGGGTTCACGGACAAGAACGAGCCGGTCACGGTCTTCGCCGCCTACAACGCGGATGGGGAGGTGCCCCCGCCGTACAACTTCGTGACGTTCGCCGGGACGCACAACCACTACCTCGCGTCGGGCACCGCCACGGTCACGCCTGCGAACCTGCAGACGCTGGTCACCGCCACCGAGGAACACGGCTACACCCTGCAGCGGGGATACACGAACATCCTGCTGGCCAACAAGGTCGAGGCCGACGTCATCCGGACCTTCAAGATCGGGGTCAACGGCTCGCTTTGGGACTTCGTTCCCGATCCGGCGCTGTATGGAGGCGCGCTCTGGGTGCCGAACAACGGCCAGTACGTCGGTGGTCCGCAGGGTCGAGTGCCCGGCGAGATCGGAACCTGGGGCCCGTTCCACATTGTGGAGAACGGCCTCATCCCGGCGAACTACCTGGTCTCGATCGTCACCGGTGGAACGGACAACCTGGCCAACCCGGTCGGACTCCGCGAGCACAAGAACCCGGCATACCGGGGTCTGAAGGTCATCCCCGGCCAGCGCTCGGACTACCCGCTCATCGACTCGTTCTACCGTCGAGGACTGGGAACCGGCATCCGCCACCGCGGCGGCATCGCGCTGATGCAGATCCGCGCAACGGGCAACTACGCAGTTCCGGCTGCGTACTCGGCCTAATCAAGTCCGGGGGCGAGTTAGGTATCGGGTCCAACCGGTGCAACCCTCGCCCCCTCCAACAGCCGACCCAAACCAAGGAGTAGAAATGGCTGACCAGGAAGAATACGTGGTCTTCGAAGATGCCGAAGGCAACGAAATCTCGAACGACCCGCGTTGGAAGGCTGAGCAGACGCTCAAGCGTTCCGGCAACGACACCGGCGCGCTGAAGGCTCGGATCAAGGAGCTCGAGGCGCAGATCGCAACCGGGGCCGTCTCGCCCGGACAGGCGATGGCCGCAACCGAGGGAGCCCCCGGCAACGAGGCCACCGCGGATGATGAAGACGAAGAGCACGATGTCGACGATGCGGGCAACCGCACCTACGCCGAGGTTTCGGGCAAGGAGCTCAAGACTCTCGCTCGCGACCGCGGGGTCGACATCGCCGGCATGACGAAGGTGGGCCAGGTCCGCGAGGCCCTGATCGCCGCTGATGCCGGCACAGGCTCGGGCGAGACCGGATCGGGATCGGGCAGCACGTCCGGTTCGACCCCGGTAACCCGCGCTGCGAAGCGCGACGTCGGAGCCTAACATGGCCACGATCCAGGAGAACATCACCGAAGTCCGCGAGAATATCGGCGAGGTTATTCCCGAGGGGGGTGTGGAGGGGGACACCATGTTTACCGACGCACAGATTGCCACCTGGATCAACAACACAGCATCTAATGATGAGGCCTCCCTCCGGGGATGGAAGATCAAGATGGCGAACTTCGCAAACCTCGTCAACGTGACCGACGGTGCGGCCTCGCGTGAGTTCAGTGACCTCTTCGACCATGCAGTAACGATGGTCAAGACGTACACCAAGCTCGCGTCGGGGCCCGCTGCCGGTCGTTCCCGAGTAGGGAAGATTGTTCGCTCATGAACAGCGTTGAGCTCCTGATGCGTCGTCGAAACGTCAAGGCGTTTATCGACGCGGATCCCGTGACGATCACGTTTCAACGGACTGCTGAGCCGACAAAGTCTGCTGCTGGGGGGCGAGTGCGAAATCCGTCTCCCGTGCCCGTACCCCAGCAGAAGGCTCGCATCGTTCATAACACTCGTCGCTACAAGACTGGCCTGATCAACTCTGAAGCCGGCGACATCCCCCAGACTGACTACCTGCTGATTGGACTCCACACCCTCAACGTCGAGGCGGAGGATAAGTTCACTTGGTCAGGACCCGACGGTACCAAGAACTACAAGATCAAGGGTATCCACCCATTCCGCAACGAGTCGATCCTCTGCGGTATTGAGTTCGATGGGCCGGATAACCGAGATGCCTAGTGGTGGAATGCAGATACACTGGGAAGACGGTGTCGCTGCTTGGTTCGCCGGTCCTGAGTGGGATGACGTAGCTGAAGAATCATTCCAGCACTTCGAATCAGAGATTGAGAACACGGGTCGAGCGAATGCAACCTGGGAAGATGACACAGGCGCTGCTCGAGCAGGATTGACAGCACGCACGGTCAACAACGATGGCATCATCTCCATGGTCTTCTATCACACCGCGGCTCATGGCTTCTGGCTCGAGGTGATCCAGTCTGGGCGATTCGCTATTCTCGAGCGCACGCTTACTGAATACTGGGCACCGATGATGGATGTTACCATCCCAAAGATTCGTAACGCGAGAAAGGGTCGTTCAGTATGACTACTCCTCGCATCTGGTTGTATGGGCAACTCACTACGTTCCCCGGACTCATCGCCCTCATTGGCGCAGGTGACTCACCTCCAGTCGATCCTCGAGTCTTCGCCAAGAAGAGCATGACTTCCAACATTGAAGCCCACCCATTCATCGTATTCAAGATGGGGTTCAAGGTTAACTTCGATCTTGCCGAGGTCATGCCCGGCGATGGCAAAGATGCTTACAGCCAGTATGCCCAGGTTTGGGTTCACGACTACAATGACCAGAAGACCGGCGATTACCTTCTCATCGATGAGGTCCTGGAACAAGTAAAGCTTGCGGTTCACAGCCAGAGTTCACCGGCTCACGGCGTGATACTTGCGAAATACATTGAGGTTAGCCAGGACCTCAATGACGAAACGCTGAGTACGCTCACCAGGTATGCGCGCATTCAGCTCATAACAAAGGAGACATGACATGGCAAAGGTCAAGTACGTCGGGTCGTCTGATATCCGTGAACTCGGTGCTGACGATCTCGCCAAGGCTGGTGTGGAGGGATTCCGCAAGACCAGCTTCAACCGCAATGAAGCCGTCGAGGTTTCTGAAGAGGTCGCTACGGCACTCATCGAAGACACCGACCTGTTCGACGAAGATTTCGAGGAAGTCGACGAGGAGCAGGATGCTCCGGCGAAGAGCTCGAAGAAGTCCAAGGAAGCGGCGACTGCTGACTCGGGCTCTACTCAGACCAGCAACACGCCCTCGACCGGAACCTCCGGCAAGGCGTCGACGCCGTAATCGCGCATTGCGTAATGAGGGTTCGCCCCTCAGCGATGCAGGGAAGCGCCTCAAATCGCCTCGCACGCGTCGCATGATAAATTACGCGATGTCAAGTAAATAGTCGCTCAGGGAGGCGGTGAAGGTGACTCGTCAACTTCGCTGCGATGGTACTCTTCACGGAGTCGTATCGGACGATGCTACAGGAACTCTTGAAAGGTCCTGCCGGCATTACCGCTGCGGTTACAAAAAGGGTCTCGTCATCCTCCACACCTTCTCACTTGACACGGGTGAGATGACGACAAAGAGGTTCAGAAGCCCTGTCCCTCCGACGAAAGAAAAGGAATAGCTCATGGCACTTGCAGCATATGCACTGCCGTTCGGCCTTCGCCAGGTCAAGATCGTCCCACTCGACAACGCCGGCGCAGAGGTGACCGCTTCGGCTGTCTTCCTGCCGGCATCACGCACGTTCTCCTTCGCTGACACCGAAGAGTTTGAGCCGCTGACGGGTGACGACAAGACCATCGCTTCCCATGGTTCGGGAGCGACGGCGGACTGGGATCTTGAGGGTGGTGGTATTTCGCTCGAGGTCTGGAAGGCCCTCTCCGGCGGTACCATCGTCAGCTCGGGCACCACGCCGGCGGTCGTCAAGACCTACACGAAGCTCACGACCGACGCTCGGCCGTACTTCAATGCGTACGGTCGTGCACTGAACGACAATGGTGGTGACTTCCAGATGGTGCTCTACCGCTGCAAGGCGGACGGCGACCTCGAAGTCGAGCTCTCGGGTGGTTCATTCCTCCTGACGGCCGCATCGGGCAAGGCGTACGGCGCAATCGGGACCGACAAGCTCTACGACTTCCTGCACCGCGAGACTGCCGTCGCACTGGTCATCCCGTGATCTTAAGGGGAGAAAAGAAAGAGATACCTCCCCGCAAGATCAATGCATGGTAACGTGGCATGTTGCGTTGATGTGATGCACTGATATACCCTTAACGGGTATTCAGTGCGACGCACGACGAAACGTACTGCGTGACTTGCATCACGAAATACACAACAAAAAACGCCATAACAAGATCCCAAGGAGGACACCATGGCCAGGACCACCACGGTCAAGAAGAGCACCATCGCCAAAGCCGAAGAACGCCGCATCTCCGCAATCGGGGACATCAAGCAGCGCACCGGTGGCATCATCGAACTTCCCTCGGGCATCACGGTCAGGTGGCGCAACCCGGGTGGTCTTCGGGCGTTCATGAGCCAGGGCAAGATCCCCAACGCACTCATCGGCGCAGTCGAGCAGGGTCTCAAGGGAGGCAAGGGCGCCTCCGATAAGATGGCCGCTGATGTGATGAAGCAGATGGAAGACAATCCTGAGATGCTGGGGCAGCTCATGGAGATGTACGACTCCGTCGCCATGAAGTGCCTCGTCGAGCCGAAGCTTTGGCCGGTCCCGACTGAGGAAGACCTCAAGGCTTGGAACAAGGATCCCAAGAACAGGGATGACCAGCTCGACGATGTTGAGGACCTGCGATACGAAGATCGCTTGTACGTCGATGAACTTCCCGACGATGACAAGGCGTACCTCTTCTCGCTCCTCAGCGGGGGAGTGAAGGACCTCGAGACCTTTCGTGCTGAACGCTCGATCAGTATGGATGCTGTGGCAAGAGTCTCAGGCGTTGTCGGTCACACCGTCGACAATTCTGGGTCTGACGCAGGGTAGTTACGAAGCATATTGCCTCGACCAGGCGATATGGTACTTTGGGAGCACGGTCCAATCAGAACTTGAACGCGCAGGTCAGAAGAAAGCAAAGGGGGAGGCACAGTTGATTAACGCACGCAAGCGAGTTCTCGCCAAGTATCTTGGCAAGGATGCAGGCGCTCAGCAGTACGCCACCCCCGTCTACCCTGAGGGGTAATAGATGTCAGGTCAGTTCGGGGTCATTAGAGGCGAGCTGATCTTCGATGTCAAGAAAGCGATCAACTCCTACACTGCCATTCGGCAGGAGCACGTCTCAACCGTAACCGCCCTGAACGTTGGTGCTGGGGCAATCGCCGGGGCTGGTGCTCTAGTCGCTGGTGCGGGTCTCGCTATGGCGGGTGGGCTCATCGCCGCAACGATGGCTGCCTCTGACTTCGAACGCAAGCTTGACTTCTTCGGTGCCGTATCCGATGCCTCCGTCGAGGACATGGAGGCCATTCGGGCCAAGGCACTACAGCTCGGTGCTGACAGCATCTACTCGGCTGATCAGGTCGCTGACTCCTTCACCACTCTTGCCAAGGCTGGTGTGGACGCCGAAGATGTCCTTGCCGGCATTGGTGAGGCGGTCATTAACCTCGGTGCTGCTGCCGACATTCCCCTCGAGCAGGCTGCCTCTGGCTTGACCACGATGTTGAATACGTTCAACATTTCGGCAGAGGATTCCGTAGCAGTTGTCGATAAGCTCGCGGGTGCTGCGAACTCGTCGAACATCGAGGTCGGCGACC